ATTGTTGCATTCGTGATCTGATACAGTTCCTGCAACACAGATAGCATCGTCTGTTTCACCGACAAGGAATCCAACAGTTACGCATTGTGCAATATCAACTTTTGGTTCGTCCCAGCCAGCATCAGCCTGAGCATCAATCCAAGTGATTTTAATCACCGGACAGTCCTGCAATTTCATTTTACTGGCGGATGCCATACTTGTTTCTCCTCTCTTAAAATCCATAATAAACGAGCATTCTCCAGCACTCGGACTTCATCGCCATCGTATGCTTTCAATACAGTTTCGTACATCTCTAATTCAGTCTTGCAGTCTGCTAATAACTTCTTAGACTTGACAGGACCAATGCCTTGTAATCCAATAATATTATCTACTTTATCTCCAGTAAGAATTTGAAGGTAGAAGTTACGGATGCCTTCTTCTTCAGTAACGTAATACTTCTCGTTCTTGACGAAGTTGTAATGATGCCCACGAATCATGTTAAGGTCTTTGTCAATACTGACAATGATTGTCTCATCTGGTTCGTTTCGGTATGCTTCAATACCGAGAGCGTCATCTGCTTCCATACCATCTACTACTTCAAATCCCCATGCTCTTTCCATATACTCACGAAGAAGCTGGAAATGATAGGGCTTCTCAGCTATGCGTGTTCCTTTGTACGGAGCAGTAACGGCAATCTCATTTCTGAAATTACCTTTACCTGTAAGATAACCCCAAACTTCATCGACGCTGAGTTCTATATAGAGATTATCCAAGAATTCAGATAGACGGGCTAAGGCGAATTCTGCAGGGTCTCCTTCCGATGCAAAACCAAATCGGTAAACTAGAATATCAGCGTCGACAAGGGCTTTCATAGAGGAATATCATCCTCTTCTACTTCTACTGCTGAACCATTGTAAACTCGTAGATCAGTAATCACTAAGCGTTGTAACGAGGGTGAAATACCAGTACGAGATTGAAACTTCCACTCATAAGGCTTAACTAAAGCTGTAGCTTTAGATCCATTGGCGATAAGATCTGTAATCTGATTGCCTTTAGAATCAAATGCTTTAATCTCATTAGTGCTTTTAACTGTGATATACCAGCCTTTCTCAGGCTTGTCGTCACGATTAAGAGGCTTAATACCAACTGCTTCGAGAGCTGCAACTGCTTTCTCAGAAAGATTGGTTAAATCTACCTGATAACGATCAGACATCTCTGACTTCTTGTTTAAGAAAGCCCACTGAATTTCTGCCTCAAGCTTAATGGGTTTTTCGAGATTACTCATTTTAACTCCTAGAAAAGTACTGCGTTAATAAATACAACTTAGTGATGCCTTCCTGAGAAGGACTTCATTTCATCGATCCCTTCCATTGTTTCTTCGACAATTCCATCTGCTGCTGCAATTAGGCAGTCAACAGTAGTCTCCAAATCAACAGAGGTTCCGATAGAAAAGGTGCGATCAGCGTACAGGGTAATGATGATTTCGCCTTCTACTTCTTTATCTTTTAGTGCGTCTCTTTCCATGTATCACCTATTTTATATTCGCCTGTTAAAGGACAATTCATTTTCAATTCAATACCAGCATCAGCAATTGCTTTCATGCCGGCTTTACCTACTTCTTCTGCATAGTTCACAGGTACTTCAATTTGCCATTCATCGTGAACATTAGCCACTAATTTAAACGGTATTTTCCGTTTTGTCAAGTCTTTATTTAATAATACCAATGCTTGCTTCATGGCTATTGCACCAGCGCCCTGCAATAGCGTGTTGAGCGCCGAATGCTCCGAGCGAACGAGTAACTTGCGTCCGTCAAGACCGAGTAAGACTCCCCTTTCAATAAACGCTTTAGATACACGCTCTCTGAGCCTTTCAAGTTTCGGCGTGTTTCGTAGAAAATTATTAATGAGCTTCTGTCCTTCTTTCGATGAGCCTCCAACAATCTTCCCGATCTTGGCAGCTCCTGCGCCATAGAGGAATGCGTAGATAAAAGTCTTAGCTTGATTCCTCGTTTCAAGCCCTGCCGCTTTTTGATTGGCTGTGTGTATGTCGCCGGATATAACTTCATTCGTATATTCATTATCATTCATGTAGTGAGCCAGCATCCGCAATTCTAAACCGCTTGCATCGATACCGACTAACTTACATCCTTTCTCAACTGTCCAAAGATTACGACACTCAGGTCCGTATATAGCACCGCTGTTAGGAACTTGAGCCATGTTAGGGCTGTGATGCGTCATACGACCTGTTACAGCCCCATTAGTGATGACTTTACCATGCACACGACCATCGGTCTTTGTATGTTCCATCCAACTCTCAATCTGTGCAATACGCTTTTGTAACATCAAGTACTCTGCTATGGCTTTCGCTTCTGGGATGTCGATGCCTTCGAGCGTGGTTTCGTCGACGATGATGCTGCCTTTTTCGGTGTATTTTTCCGGCTTCCAACCCTTCTCGATGAGCCTTTCTGCAATTTGCTGGCGACTTCCGGGGTTGAACGGCTCGATGATGTCTTTGAGGGGTTTTCCTGTGGTTTTGTGGGTGCGACCAGCAGTGATTCTGGGAGGAAAAATCCTTTGCATTTCAGTCGTAATAGCATCCAACTTAGCTTTAAGTTGAGCCAATAACTGCATAGCAGATGGTTCATTGAACTTGAAACCGTTTCGTTCTTGCACTGCAATGATTGTTTGCACTTCATGTTCTAACTCCTGTGATTTAGTTGAAAATTCTTGTCGCTTTAATTCAGCTTCAAGGTAGTTGTAAATCCTATGCAACACTTCTACATCCTGAATACAATACTGCACCATCTCTTCAATGGTTTTGGTTTGTAAATCAAAATCATCAAACTCACTCTTCTGGATTCCCAAGAGATTTCCTAGATTTCCTAGACTGTGTCCACCATCGAGACTTGGATTTACTAAGCGACTTAGCACTAATGTATCTTTGACTCTCCTCAATGTAATCTGACATTTCCATAACTTGTTTAGTAAGTAGAAATCGAATGCTATCCCATTGTGAGCCACTATCAAACTCGCTGCCTTTATGTACTCCGATAAGTCTTTTGCTTCTTTCCATACTTTTACCTCGTTGGTGTCTAAATCTTTAGTAACAACGCACCAGATCTTACTATGATCTAGTGTGGTTTCGATGTCCAATAAAATACGCATATAGAAACTATATATCAATGTTTGCTATTTGTCAAGGAAATTAATTGATGTCTCAGAGCTTGTATTTCCGCCATCGCCATCACTAATTCCGTCTGTGTTTTGACTACCTGATCCTGTAGTTCCTTTACTTGCTTTTGTAGTTCTTCTACGCACTGCACTCGGTCTTCCGTAGTCCAAGTTGTCATCTGATTTCTCCATTTCCATAGGTTGTTCCAATTGAACAGATTCAAGGGTGGGCATTTCCACACCATTTTCTAACTCCTGAATATACTCTTCTAATAAACGAATGTATTGCTTTTGTTTCTCAAGTTCGTCAATACATCCCCGTGCTAACTCAAATACTCTTTTACTTACGTCATCCACGAAATCATTCCTGATATGTAAAACACAACTGCAACTACCTCAACAATCAATAACGGATTGTCCCGTTGCTTCCATCCTGCCCAAGCCCACATTGCACTACCTACACCACTAAGAACAATATTTAGTGGGTAGATATTAAAACTGGTTAGTGCAATACCGACTAGGCAGAAACAGGTAGCAAGCCATTTAAAGAGTAGCATTATGCTTGTCGCCATTTATCAATAACAATATCAAGAACTTCTCCATCTAAGTATTCAAATTGAGACATTCGATTATCACAGTTTACTACAATTGGTGCAGTCGCTGTGGTTGGTACATCCCAAGCTGAATTGCGTAGCCAGAGATATCGTTCAGCATTATTAAACATCTCTTTATTGTCCTGAATCCTACTAAAGACATCCTTGTTCAGTTCACGCAGTCGATCAATCTCATTACAAAGATCTGTGATGATTTTTTTAGTTACATGGTAATCATCGTGTTGAGCATACTTTAATGCTTTTTCAAGTAAATCGTCTTTCATATTGTCTCCTGTATTTCTAACATACGACCGGTTGAAGAATTATATAGCAAATCGCCAGCACCGCCAGTGTAACCGCTAAAGCGATTCTTTAAAACCCTAACATGAGTAGTGTTTCTCTCGATTGGATCATTAGCCTGTCCGTTACGCTCTAGTCCAATAACAATGTCAGATAGTTGTGCAATCGAGCCAGAGCCACGCAACTGAGCCAGCGAAGTGACGGCTCCTTCCTCGTGACCTTTGCTTTCAGGACGCTTTAGGTGCGACACACAAAGCAAACTGATTCCTGTTTCCTGAACCAGCATCCGCAAGCGAGTCATAATAGCATCAAGTGCCTTCCGTTCATCGCCAACGTCGCCACCACTAACAATGATACTAATGTGATCCAGCACCACATAGCCACATCCGAGTCCTTTTGCCATATAACGAACACGATTGACAATATTATCAAGGTTACTACTACCAAAGTGATCGAAAAGATAAAGGCGATCAGTTCCCAAAGTTCTAGCAAAACCATCTTTTAATTCCTCCTCAGTAACATCCACATCAGGTAAGTGGATTGGTTTATTCAATGCCAAAGACATCAGCGATCTAGCAGTCTTACGCACCCCTTCTTCCAAGAACATCATGCCGATATTGTCCTCGGTCTTGCTCAGAATGTGCCACACAATTTCACGCAAGAACTGTGATTTACCTAAGCCTGATCCAGCAGTAATCATAACTAACTCGCCCTTACGAATGCCATAGGTTAGTTTGTTTATACCAGAATAGGGATAATCTACTTCTGCCTTGTCAATAGGCTGAGATACTACATCCCAGAGACTTGAGCCTTGGATGATACCATCAGGCACATAAGGGTCAGCTTTCCACCAATCTTCAATAAAAGCGGAATCGGCTTTTCGTTGTAGATAATCAGATGCGTCTTTCAAGCCTGTCCGCATTTTCATAATCTTCACTTTACCGCCAAACAACTCAGCTACCGCCTGAGATGCTTTTTGCCCAGCTTCATCAACATCAAAGGCAAGAACAATATTCTCAAATGAGTCAAGGTATTCGTATTGGGCTTTACAGTCCTTTAAAGAAGCCTGTGCGCCGTTTCTGACCGATACGACAGGGTATTTAGCCCCCATCATTTGAAACGCTGACAGAGCGTCTAATTCACCCTCGCAGATGGTAATGTAGCGACCACCTTTAGAGAATAAATGTTGCCCGAACAATGTCGCACCATTGAAGTCACCTGCGATTAAGAAATTTTTATTCGCCACCAATCTAGTCTTGACGGCAACCAAGTTACTGTTAGCGTCATAATAAGGATAGTGGTGCTTATTGTTTTCTTGCTTGACTCCATACTTCACACATACCGCAGAAGTGATACCCCGTTCAGAAATAGCACTTGTTGCAGATTTTTGGTAAAACTCTAGATCTTTATTCATGGGTTTAGTATCGTAAATGACAACTCCATCGCCTGTGACATAAGCATTACATACAAAACAATGTGTATGCCCATCATCGTATAAAGCATTCCCATCGCTTGAGCCACACTTCTCACAAGCTATATGCTTAATAAATTTACTTTGTTTTTGCATTAGCATTTACTTTGGTTTCCTTAATGGTCTTTGCTAGTTCAATCTGTTTTTCAAGTGCATTGACCTTGTCTTTTAATGCCTGAATCTCTTGACCAAGTTCATTCACCGCTTCAATAACCTTTGGTAGTTGTAATAATGTCATTTCTTCTTACCTTTCTTAGTTTCTGTTTCTTGTGCATCAATATGAGCCATCATCGCTTGACCTGAAATTAGGTTAATCTGATCTTGATAGCGTTTTACTGTGTCGTGGATGAACCACATCGTGCCGCTAGTGAGATCATCAGGATCAGCCGATGCCAATGTTTCTAATACAGCCGTAAACGATTGCATCTGAAATTCTAGCGTATCTAACGCATTGCTTAAATCATAATACTTTGTCATAAATCCTCCTAAGTTGTAAAATGTAACATAAATGTATCCTTATAGGCTATAATGTAACGATAATGTTACCTTACATCTATAACACCCTGCACCCTAACACGGTGCGGGAACTCCTGCTCAATCCAAAAACAACGATAAATCCCATTCTTAACACTTAACCAAGCCTCATAACGCTGATACTTGCCCGTTGCGTCATAACAGTCCTCATGTGCCCATTCCATACGACCAGCAACATAGCCGACCAAGATACCAAAGAAGAACGCTGATATAACAAAACCACGCATCAAAATAGACATTCGCCTAACCTTTCCCAAGCCTCTTTGAACGGGTTTGGCTTGACTTGCTGATTGACTTTGAGATAGAAACTAGGGTCTAACTTACAATG